CTGGTTACCAAAGGATGTCATGTTCATCATGCACCACAGCATACCCAGTATGAAACTGAATAGATTGAGGTTGTATACCGAAATTGTGAAAAAAGATTCTAGGAAGTCCATGTTAAGCCTTGCACATGAGTGGTCCCATTCCGGTTGGGCATTTGGGATTAATACAAGTATAACACATGGTGGTATTCAAGTCAATCCAACATAGGGGGCATGTGTTGCTTTGTGGCAACGGTGTGAATGGTAATGGTAGTGTAATCTTATCTGGCCAGATTTCGTCCTTTTCTACCAGTTTGAATCTTTCCATCACATGGTAAGTCAATACTTCTATTTCCATATCTTGGAGGTATTTCTCTAGTATTAGGCTGTAAATATAAAGTTGGTCATTTCTCATAGATATTGCTCTCTAAATTGTTGTTGCGGTGCATCATTTATGGATACATATTAGTATAAACACTAATATAGGGTAAATCAAATGTTATTTCCAATTATAGTTCTTTCCATGTATATCGTTGCGTTAATAGTGACTGGTAAGCTTTCTTTGGATATTGATAAACTGGCCAATGTTTCTCTGAAGCAAGATATGGAAACTTTCGTTGCTTCCAAGGCACCACAGAGCACCGCCGATGTTGAATACTGGATCAATGAATACTCCAGAAAGAATCAATCATTTAATTGATTGAACAATCATACCGTAGACCATACTCACAACTACGGTTAAAAATCCAAACATTACTAACATCCATAGAAAAAGTATGATGGCATTCAAAGCCATAAAAACATACTTCACTTTTTCTTTTTCCTTTTCGGTTTCTCTTCCTCTAAACCCACAGAATAAAAATCTCGGTATTCCTGCTCTGGAATTTCTTCATGCTTCGTAGATTCTGTCCAGTAGAAACTATTGGTGTGGTTCAGCATACTTTGTAAATTTCTACCGATACACACAAACTTGTATTTGAAACCTGTTTTCATCACCACATGAACCTTATAGTATGGTGCAGGTTTCTTGGCCTTTGTCTCCGTCATTTAACTCTATCTGCAAACTTTGACATACGTTCTACGCAACTAGGACAGTTCTGGTCAAAAATTACTTCGCCTAGCTCTACACTGGCACAGTACGGACAGAATTCTTCTCTGGCACAATCCCATGCGGCTCTTAACCATTCGACTGCTCTTTGATACGTCATGTATTTCATTTCATCGTAGAACCGGTCAGAACGGTCAGCGGTGATTTCCATTTCGTCAAACCAATCCTCAAATTTTTCGTATTTTTTCATAATAACTCCGGAAGCGCTGGAAAATTAATAGCAGTTGAACCGTTGAGGCTTACCGCATTTCTGACATTGGCAGACATAGGCTGTACCAACATAATGAGTACCTTCTTTAACATTGAATTGTTCTTTGATTTGCCAACGGTGCCAACAACCAAAGATAAGAAAATCAATTAGTTTCAACATAATACATCCTATAGAGTTTCACATAATAAGCAAAGCGAATCGGTTCCTGTTCTAGATTAGGAAGCCTGTCACCCCAAATTTCTACCATACGATTGTAGTGATAGATCAATTCTTCGTCTGTCATAGACCTTCAATCGTTGACCATCGTTTCAACTTTTCACGTTTAGCTTTTCTTGCTGCATTAACAGCATTATCAGAGATTATACACTTTTCCACCATAATGTCAACCATGGCCAACAAATCACCCACTTCTTCTTCTAGGTGTTGCTTGTTTGTTTTGTCTTGTCCAGGTTTGTGATTATCAATACCAAAACGAAACACTTTGGAAATGGCCTGAGTGACCTCAGCACATTCTTCCTGTGCAATACAGAAAATTTCTTTCATTTGATTATTCATCAGTTACTTTCATTCAATAATGAACGGCTATCATAACCACCATTTACAAAATCTTCGGCCAAATTTTCAGCCAAAGATTCTGAACTGATCGTTCTTTTTTCAATGATTCTATCATTGACATACATGGTGACTTCCCACTTAATAAATGATTTGTCCCAATGTGTGTCAATCATTGTGACTGTGGCCTTACGGTCACCATTGTAAAATTCAGAATAGTTAATCATAAAATCTCCTTATGCAATCCAAGAAATGAATTTGTTTAGAATGATACGATTGTTCAAACGATTGCCTGCATATTTGCTAAAGGCAGATACCATACCACGGGTTGTGGCATTTTCTTTGAACTCCAATTCGGCATCATCATCTGTATCTAGACTGGCGCCACGCAAAATGTAATAATCATCAAATCCAGTATTTGTGGAAATGGCGTATTTGTTTTTCACAAACTCGGATTTGATTCTGTCAATTTCATGTAGATTATAGTAACCCAAATCATCTTTTGGAATATCATACAAATATCTGATTTTGTTTTTAAATTCACCGGTATCAGCAACATAGAAACCAATCACATGAGCACCGGTGCGGTGTTTTAACAAACGAACAAGTGCATTAGTTTGTCCCATTGAAATTGAATCAGCCAAGTTATATTTTTCTTCGTGACGGGTTTTTGGATCACGAAGCACAACATAACCTCTACCACGGTGCAAACTATTTGTTTTCATTCCTAGTCTATCTTGGTGAACACCACTCAAATAAGAACCTTCACCATCAGTTAAGAATACCGTATTCACAATTTGAAGGCCATTTTTCTTTTGGAATTCAGGAACAATTTCCATAGCAGAAATAACTGCCTCATTCAAAGGAGTTCCTGATAGATTCATCCAAAGAGGACCAAGGCCTACACGATAACTATGACCAAGACCAGCAATATTCATTAAAGCACCACAAGCAATAGTGAAATCACGATTTGACATTCTGCTTGAAAGCAAATTCAACAAACCAAATTTATGACATTCAAGGTCACCGTTTTGATATTTCATTTCACTCATGTATTCATCTTTGGTGTTATCTATGAAAGCATATACTTCAAAAGGAATATTTACTTTACGGCAGAACATGGCCAAGTTCATTAATTGTTTTACGGTGTTACCGAGATGGCGAACCATAGAACCAGACCAATCAAGATACATGATAAGGCCGTGTGATTTGCCTTCAGGAATGATTGACATTCGTTTGAAGATATCTTCGCTAAAATTGTATGCATAAATCTTGTTGAGATTCAGTTCACCCGTTTTAGCAACAGATGCACGTTTCATTTGATCCGCATTTTTACGCAGTTCAAATTCTTTGACAAGATATGAAACCACTTTATTGGCTTCTGTTTTGTATTTGTTGAAATGTTTTGTGGCTACAGTATATCCTTCTTCAACATAATCAGTATACAATTTTTTGTAATCATAGATCCGATTAGTATTGAATTTAGGAACCGATGCATATGACATTGTGGCATTTTCTTGGGAATACAATTTATTTTGATTCCGATTGTATGCTTCGTCAGTATGTGATTTCAAATCATCTTCTGTAAGCTCTTTTGCCTTAGAATTAATGCCTGCACCAGATCCAGCTGACGATTCTGTTGAACCGCCTTGACCAGGATTGCCGGAAGAATCACTCATTGCATTGGATTCTTCACCGGTTTCATTTTCACCGGCTTTTGATTCTTCAATTTCACCGGAAGAACTAGAATTTTGCTTTTCTTCGCCGTTTTCATCATTATTTTCTGAATTTCCTGAGCGAGCATCAATAATTACATCATATTCTTCAATTTTTTCTTCTTCATTTTGCTCATTTTGCTCGCCGGCAACATTTGGATCATCAGTTAAAACAAGAATTTTCATTTTTTCTTGTTCTTGTTGCATATTTTCCAATTCTTCTTTCATATAAGAAGCAATTTTTTTCGCAACTTCAATAATTTCGCTATATTTTTCTGCGGATTCAACTTCGGAAACAAGTTCACGCTCAAAATCCGTAAATTTAATGCCTAGAATTGGACCAACTTTGTGATGCAAATTCATCCGGTCAATAAAATTCATTTCCTGCAAATCTTTATCTTTGGTTTCAAAGAAATCTTTTTCCATCAACTCTTTGTAAGCTTTAACAAAGCAGTTTTTTAGACCAGGATATTTGTATTTGATTTTGCGTTCAATACGGTAATCTTCACATACATTTAAAATTGACATGTGAACACCAGAATTTTTGGCTTCTGCCATTTCTTCAACAGGAGTATAAAGAGCGTGACCAACTTCGTGACCGATGAATAGATCATAAAGTTCACCGGATAGATTGGAATCAAGAATAGGAACGGTCAGAATACGATTCAATACATCAAAACTGGCCGTAGGTACATTCGCCTGTTCCACGTATAGGTTTTCGGTGGCCATCAATTTAGCCAAAAGTGATTTTGAATCAAACTTAGACATTATTTTTTCTCCGTAATAACAATAACATTGCCTGTAGGTGTTTCTCGCAATTCAAGATTTAATTCGGTGCCTTCTTTCCAACCGACCTCAGCAATAAAGTCATCAGGAAATTGCAATATTGCATCTCCTGTGCCGTCATTAACTTCAATGATATCACCGATCCAAGTTTTTTGCTGCATGTTTCACCTTACGGGAGTATTTTACATCAACTTTGTGTTTTTGTACAGGTTTAATTGGTGTCCGACAAACAGGACGTTGTAATTTTACAACAAACGACATTTTCTCTTTCATTTTAACGCCTCATTTTAGAAATATCCACGGCATCTTCACTATTAAAAACAGGAACAGCATTGGATTTGTGTAGGGTGGCGATACCAATCATTTTATCACCAGTATATACTTTTGTATTGGATTTAGTTGCAACACCCATACCTGTATTTAATGAAGGGTAATACGGTGTTTGCCGAACATAAGACTTGGTTTGAGTCCAAGGTTCAATATTTGTTTTGATGGGTTTTTGGGGTTCATATTTTTTCACAATAGAATCCCACTCGGCCGCCAGCTGGCGCTGAGCTGCATTAGGCTTGCGCTTTTTGGATTTGCGAGTATAGGTGTGAATCATCATTGAAATATCTCCAAAACAGATAACTCTATTATATCTGAATTGATGATACTTGTCAACAATGGTGTTGTATTTTTACAACAAGTAAGGATTAATCAAATCGTTTTGCTTTTTTTCTAGCGGGTTTTACGAATTCACTTTCGTATTCCGATAGATATGCATCATTATCATATTTAATTAATTTTTTGGTTCTATTACTACGATTCTCATTTTTCTTGGAAAAATTACCGTAGTATGAATCATCGCTATAGTCTCTGTCTTTACGAAACTTTGCAACAAATTTTGACACAAAAACTCCTTACTTTAATACTTCAAAATTTATTCCCTTGATTTTAGTTTCCGGCATATTATGCATATCGGAATCTGTGATATAAGTTATGTCTGACAAGGGATAACAGAACTTAACTAATTTTAATAAATTGCAAACCGTACCATCACCATCATGGAATCTAAAAACTTCATCAACACACCTTAGTTCTTCAATAATTTCTCGGCGTGTTTCGTAGTTTTGATTTAGATAGCCTGTTCTCATGTGTAGATTGATATCAGAATATATTCCTACGATTAACCAATCTCCTTTATTTTTGCATTTCTGGAGAAATCGTAGTTCTTTTAATGTGAGTGGATCAAATATTCCTGATGTGACGATGATTCTATCTTTGTTCATGGAAGCATTTGTGGAAAAGCCTCTTTTACAAATTTATAATTTAAACCTTTTACACCTTGATCTTTTGAAAAGATGCCCATAATAATTTCAGCTTCACGGGGCTCTAGTGAATTTAAAATTTGAAACAATAATTCTGTTCTTCTTCTTTCGGTTAATTGTTCTGCTGTATTGTTACCTTCTTGAAAAAGATACAATCTACGAATTTGTGAATTCAATGTATCATAGGTTAGACCAGGCAAAACATCATCTGGTATCCTATAATTTTCGGGAAGGCCTTTAACTTTCCATTTGTAGTCAGGATGAAAAGTTAATTTTAGTACATCTACCAATGTTTGCGATAAATTTCGGCCAACGATATCCATTCTTTCTTGTTTAGTCGTGGCTTTTTCAAATTCATCAAAAACTTCATAAAGTGGTTTCATTAAAATTCCTCAATAACTTCCATCAAATTTTTAAGTTTGTTAGCAATAAAGTAATCCAACATTTTGTTTTTTGATGCTGGCTTTGTTTCGTCATACATATTTATAATTTTGTCTTTGATATCATTCGGAATGTTTCTCAAGTCAATCAATACCTGATTGCGAGCAAAACCAGTATTTGCAATCGTATCGTAGTTTACATATTCTTCATTTAGATATTTTTCCATCTTTTGTTCGGTCATGCGTTTTTGTCTTTGACCGGTAACGAAAGTGTCACTTGACGATAGTATATTTGGAATGCCATCACCAGAATCTCCGTTGATAATTTTCATTTTCAACTCTTTTACAGGATCGTGGGATATCACAAATTTCTTCTGTGCGGGATTATATTGTTTGATTGTATATTGACTGCGGCCATTATACATTTGTAATTGCAAAAAATCACCATCACTGGAAATAATCAATACATCTTCATGCATGACATGTCTTGGTGCAAGTGTACCAATGATATCATCGGCTTCGGCACCTTCAACATCAATTACCTTGTATGGAAAATTCTCTTTAAGTTCCAATTTAAACTTGGCCAACATATCAAAAATCAGATGCCAATCCAAATCAGACTTTTCTCTGGCTTTCTTTCGGTGTGCCTTATAGAAAGGAAAGAAATCCTTACGCCAGTATTTGCGGTTGTCACAACACAACACAACTTCACCGTATTGTTCACGGAAGTTTCTTAGGTGAGTCCTAATGATATTCAGTACCATATGCCTAACTAGGCCTTCTTCCAAATTAACCTTTGGTTTCTGGTTGGCAATCTGTGCCATCAGGCCTGCAAGCAAGACTTGGTTCAAATCAACGAGAATCATAATATACTTTCAAAGTTTTTAGTATTTTAACACAAAGCCGACCATTTGGCAAATACGTCTGTGGTAAGTTTGTCGGAAGTTGTGGTTTTCCTGGAAACCATTCCATACCAATCTTCTTTAATCATTCTGGAAACATATTCTCTAGGTTCAACTAAAATACCTTCAAATTTATCTAAATCGGTAACATTACTTTCTTCATCTAAACGAAACACAATAATATCATATAAGTCACCCATTTCGGAACCACCAACTTTTTCACCAACTTCTTTATAATTTGCAACTTCTATTTGAACCTCATTATCATTATCCGATTCAGGATTCGGAACAAAAAAGATTGTATCAAAATCTTTTATTTTTTGAAAAACACTTAACATTGTAATCCCTTGATATGTGACTTTCTTACTCTTACCATAATCCAGGTATTATAATAATTGTCACTTTCTAATACACCATTCACAAACTGTTCTTTGGCCTCAAGATAACCACATTCTCCTTTACTTTTGCAAAGGTGTAGTATCTCACGGACAAAAGCCTCTTGACCATGTATTATAACATCTTTTTTCAACTCCTCATTACTTCCATAATAAGTTTGCCAGTCCGAGGAAACTTTTAAACGTTTCTTCTTACCTTTTACCTGTTTGGTCTTTGAGCTGTAGAAAAATTTCTTACCAATGTATTTTTTACCGGTTGTTGTATTGGTGATACAGTATACAAAACCGTAATTCTCACCAATCATTTCTTCAACAAAGTCGTTTTGTTTATAAATCCAATTCAATCGTCCCATTCTTGATTATCCATAGCATCGTCATCCTCTATATAGTCGGACTCCGTAAGCTCATCAATCTGTTCGCCGCAAAACGGACAAATTTCTGGATATTCTTCAGACACTAATTGTTCTTGGTAAATTATATCATAAGATGATTCGCAGTTTGAACACTCTGCTGTTATTGTTTTCATTTATTCTCCTTAATGAGCCCAAACCTCACTCCAATCACCTTGCGTGGCACCTTTTGCATAATCTGTTGCACGATTCTCAAAGAAGTTGGTGTGTGTTGGTGCATTAATCATTTCCTCAACCCAAGGAAGAGGATTACGTTTCACCTTAAAAATACCTTTCATTCCAAGACCAATCAATCTGCGATCAGCAATGTAACGAATATATTTTTTTACATCATCACTACTTAGTCCTTCCATCTCAGTCACACCAAAAGCCAAATCAATAAACTTATCTTCTAAATCTACCATTTTTTCGGCAATAGTATAAATGCTGGACTTTAATTCGTCCGTCCAGATTTCAGGATTTTCACCAACATATGTTTTGAATAGTTTCATCATGTTCTCGGCGTGCATCGTTTCATCAACAATAGACCAAGTAACGATTTGACCCATTCCTTTCATTTTACCGTGGCGTGGGAAATTCAACAACATAATAAAAGAGGAGAATAACTGCATACCTTCAGTAAAAGCACTGAACACGGCGATATGGCGTGCAGTATTCTCTTTTGTTCCGTTTTTACTTGCAATGTCTAACACATAGTCGTGTTTGTCTTTCATTTCTTGATATTCAAGAAATTGATTGTATGTAGTCTCGGGTAAACCAAGGGTTTCAATCAAGTGTGAATAAGCAGCAATGTGTAGTGCTTCACGAGCAGCAAAACCCATCAACATCATACGAATTTCTGGTTGTGGAAAATACGGAAGATAATTTTTAACATAACCACCGGCAACATCAATATCACCTTGTGTAAAGAAACGAAAAATATGAGTTAAGAATTGTTTTTCTTCAGCCGTCAGTTTCTTCTTCCAATCTTTCATATCCTCAAGCATTGGAACTTCGGTATGTAACCAATGAATTTGTTCGTGTTTCAACCAAGCATCATATGCCCAAGGATAATTGAATGGTTTAAACGAATTTCTTTCGTCAGTTAATTTTGATTCTGCTTTTTTAATCATTGATCCATCCTTCTAATTCTTTAAGAGAACGAACACCACTAAATCTTTTAACTTCTACGTTTTCTTCTTTCATTATTAAAGTTGGCACACTTCTAATGCCATATTCCATGGCAAGTTCTGGATTAACATCAATATCAATAACTTCAATTGGAATGCTTTTCACGTTGTTTACTGTTTCCAAATTCTTTGCTAATGTTTTACATGGTTGACACCATGAAGCTGTAAATCTTATTACTCTTTTCATTTATTATCCTTTTATTGAATACACCAAGATGTTTTTGCTTCACCATAATATTCCCTAGCAAAACCATTCGCCATTAACATATGTCTTAGACTATAACCATCTAGTAATACATCACCCAAGACACGACCACCATATTTGTCCCAGTCCATGATAATGATTTGTCGTTTCTTAGCTTTTGCAACTGCACTTTTGGTAAAATTAGTTGCGGCTTGTCCTCTAGCATCTTCTTGAGGACATTTTGCTCTAAATCCTTTTTCTGGAGTATCGACGCCAAAGACTCTGATTGACAACTCCTTTTTAAGAGGTTCAGGCAACCAGTTGGCTTGAAATGCTACGGTATCACCATCGATGACTCTTGTTATAGTTGCATCGTATGTGACACCATCCTTTTGTTGTTGTGCTAATACTATTAATGGTAAAAATAATAATATTGAAATTAATTTTTTCATTTTAACTCCTAATTTTTAATAATCCAACTTTTTCTAAAACTTTTATATAAAACCAGCCAATATCAAATTCAAACCAGCGGCGACTCAATTTTGGATTTGCTGGATCTAGATGATGATTGTTATGTAGACATTCTCCACCAATGATTATACCCCAAGGAAAAATGTTTTTGGAAGAATCTTTTGTTTCTCCATTTCTATATCCAAAAAAATGTCCAACACCATTTATAACACCTGCGGCCCAAAATGGAATCCAAATCATTTGTATCAACCAAATCAATATACCCAACCATCCAAATATTAACGTGTTGAACAAAAAGAGAAGGCCAATGCCAAGTCTGGAGTGATTACTGTATATGTTGTGCTCAATCCAATCAGAAGGAGTACCAACGCCATATGTATTAACCATGTCTTTATCTTTTGATGCTTCATGGTACAGTAATGCTCCTTTGAATAATACTTTCCAAAAACCATATACATGTGGGCTATGAGGATCACCATTTAAATCACTATAACGATGATGTTTACGGTGAATTGCAACCCATTGTTTCGTAACCATGCCGGTAGTCAACCACAACCAGAACCTCATAAAGTGTTCTAATATAGGATTAAAAATCAATCCTTTATGTGCTTGACCTCTATGTAAAAATATGGTTACACAAACAATCGTAATGTGTGTAACTATAAGAGTATAAAGTAGTGCTGTCATTATTAACCTTCACAGGCAATGCAGTCGTTACCTTGTGCAATCTGTGTCATATCAAGTTCTTTGATAACTTGTCTTTCAATTTTTTTGGCCACTTTATCTGCCTTGGCTAATTTTTCACTACGGCAGTAATAAAGAGTTTTAAGTCCTTTTTTCCATGCCATAAAATGAATTGCATGTAGATATTTAATATTTACATCTGGACGGAAAAATAGATTTAGTGATTGCGCTTGGTCAATATATTGTTGACGGTCGGATGCATGTTCAATTACCCAACGCTGGTCAATTTCCATGGATGTTTTGTATACTGCTTTTGTGTTTTCATCCATCCAATCCAAATGTTGAACCGATCCATCATTTGCAATAATTGATGACCAAATTTCA